TCTAGGTGCGTGGAGAACTAGAGACTTGCAAACTTTAGAGGGTGATATTGCCACAGTAGGTATTACCTTGTCTGGCAATCAATTTACACTTCCTGCTGGGAAATATGATATTGAAATAGATGCTCCTGCATATTCTGTGGCTTTTCATAGATGTCGTTTATACAATATTACGGACTCTAATGAGGATAAGGGTGGTTCTTCTGAGATAACAACTACGACAGTAGCAACAAAATCAACTTTAAAGGCTAGTGTAACAATAACATCTTCTAAAACCTACGAAGTACAGCATCAATCGTCGGCAACAAAAACAACAGATGGTTTTGGTAGGGCTGCTGGATTGGGAGATGAGACATATACTCAAGTAAAAATCACAAGGAAGTCTTAACAAACAAAACGTGGTACTAACATTAATTTGTTAGTATCACTTTTATTAAGGAGAACACATGAAAAGTAACGAAGTACATGAACTCTATTGTGGTCACGGTGTATTCAAAAATAACAAAGATCAACCACACCCACATATGAACAGATGTCACTCTGCGACTATGGATAGAAAACAATTACACTCAGTGGTCACAGCGTGTCGCATAAATAAACAGAATGAAATACTAAAAGAATTAAATACACAAATTAGATTTGGTATATTCTATGATAATACAGGTAAACAGAGATATAAACTTATTTCTTTTCTTGATATTATTTATCTTATGTATTTTAGAATATTAACATTTTTTGGAGTTAAATAAGGAGATATTATGGAAGTAAGAACAGATGATTTTTTAATCAATGTTGCTAGAGGTAATATAGAAGGTGCTTCATTAGTTCATAAGTTTGGTTCTAATAATGAAGTTAGAAATGTAATGGAACCTATTACATTAGATGCTGTATATCAGACACCCAGTACACCTACCTCTTTAGAGTTGGTATCAGCTAGTTCTTTAGATACAGATGGTGGTGTAGGTGCGCACACCATAACTGTTACTGGAATAGGATCAGACTGGACAGAGCAAACAGAAATTGTAACCATGAATGGTACAACAGCAGTACCTTTAACTAATCAGTTCTTACGTGTATATCGTGTTAGAATATTAACTTCTGGTACTTATGCTACTCAGTCTACAGGATCACACGCAGGTGATATTACATTACAAGAATTAGGTGGTGGTAATGTTTGGGCAGGAATAGCTTTAGCTAGAGATAACTTTCCACTAGGAAGCTCTGAGATTGGATGTTATACAGTCCCTAAAGGATATGAAGCTATACTTTTAGATAGAAGATTTTATCTTGAAGCAGGTTCAGCAAGGGTTACAGCGGCACTTTTTAAAAGATCAGATTGTGATATAATAACATCACCATATAGCCCAATGACTATACAGGATATTTATAGAGATATTGGCGAAAGAGATGTTAAGGTAGATGGCTTTGGACATAGTGAAAAGTTTGTAGGACCATGTGATATAGGGTTCATGGCGAATTAAAGAAGGTACTGGATTTTTCAGAATGTCAGTTGGTTTTGATTTACTATTAATGAAAAATGCTATTTAGGAGGAACAATGGAGGATAAGAAATATAATGATATAATGACAGGTATCCATAAGTTAGATACAGGACAAGCTGTACAGCAAGCAAAGATGGAACACATAAGTGAGACACTTGCTAAGTCAGTTGAGAACTATGAAAAGCTAGAAGTTAGAGTAGATGTGCATGATAAAATAGTTGGTGCCATATCTATTGCAGTAATTATATTAGGAACATTAATTAAATACAGAGTTATTTAAGGAGTACACATGATAGATTCAATACTATCAATTGTTAATAAATTTATACCAGATAAAGATGCTGCTAAGAAAGCTACCATTGCTTTAGAAAAAGAATACACTAAACAAATGCAGATGAAGAGTGATATTATAAAAGCTGAACAACAGAATGGTTCTGGTAAATGGAGAGTAAGATTAATGTATTTATGTATGGTAATGGTATCATTACATTTTATTATGTATGATATTATTCCTTACATAAGAACAGCATTTGATTTAAATTTTTATATACAACAAGCACCCAGTAACACAGAGCTTTGGTCTTTTCTAAAGATTGGTGTTGGTGGCTACATAGGGTCACGTGGTATAGAAAAATCAGTTGCGTGGTTCAAAGGAAAATAAATGAGAAATTTAGAAAAGATAGTAATGTTTGTAACTCCAATAGTTATTGCAATAGCAACTTTACCTATACAGGTTTGTTTTGCTGTTGGTGAATATTTATTAGGAGATGAAGAATGACAGATTCAAACAAAGCAAATGAAGATATGCTTAATGCTTTACATAATATGGTTGCTATAAAATTAGCACAACTATTAAAAGAGTCAGAAGGTGAACCAGAAATGATGCTAAAGGTATTAAGAGAAGCTAGAGGTTTCTTGAAGGATAATGAAGTATCTGCTGATATTTCTACACACCCACAGTTGCCACAATTAGCACAAGGTGTAGTTAAAGTAGAAGAGTTACCTTTTAAAGTTGAAGAAGCACAGGAGGAATAATGTATTCAGATGAATATATAAATGCAATGAAGAGTGACTTTAGAAACTATTGTCATCATATTTGGAAACATTTAGAACTTCCTAGATTAACCCCAGTACAAAATGATATTGCACACTATGTTCAACACGGTCCAGACAGATTACAAATATCTGCATTCCGTGGTGTTGGTAAATCATATATTACTGCAGCATATGTGACTTGGGTATTGTGGAAAGATAAAGAATTAAAAATAATGGTAGTATCTGCAGGTAAAGATAGAGCAGATGCTTTTGCTATATTTGTTAGGAACTTGATTAAAACAGTTCCTTTATTAAAGCATCTTGAGCCAGATAAGGCAAAGGGTGAAAGATCGACACAGAATGTTTTCGATGTGTCAGGATGCATACCAAGTGGTTCCCCTTCTGTAAAGTCAGTGGGTATCACTGGACAACTTACAGGATCACGTGCAGATATTATTATTGCTGATGATATTGAGGTTGTTTCAAACTCAGCAACGCATGACCTACGAGAAAAACTAGCACGACTTGTTACAGAGTTTGATGCTGTTATTAAGCCAGATGGTCAAGTAAAGTATTTAGGTACACCACAGACAGAATTATCTCTTTATAATTTACTTTATAGTAGAGGTTACGATATGAGAATCTGGTGTGCATTAGTACCTACAGATGTTCAAGCTGAGGCATATGGAGCTAAACTTGCTCCTTTTATTAGAAAGATGATTGGTGTTGTTCCTACTGGTACTACTACTGATCCATTAAGATTTACAGATGAAGACTTAGCTAAACGTAAACTATCTTATGGTAGATCAGGTTTTGCATTACAATTTATGTTAGATACATCTTTAGCTGATGGTGATAAATTTCCACTTAAAGCTAATGATTTAATAATTGATTCTGTTGGTACAAAATTGCATAATGAAATTCATTGGTCAAATAATCCTTTACTAAAGTTAAAAGATTTACCTAATGTTTCAATGGCAGGTCAAAACTACTATGCACCTGAGAAGCCCTTAAATGCTGTTTTAAGCCCTCCTGAAATGTCGGTAATGTCAATAGACCCATCAGGGCGTGGAAAGGACGAGACAGCATATTCTGTTGCTCTCATGAGACATGGTAACATCTTTGTACCCAAGTGTGGTGGAATGATGGGAGGATATACTGATGATACACTAGTTGAACTATGTAAAATAGCTAAGAAATTCAATGTTAACAAGGTGTTAGTAGAATCTAACTTTGGTGATGGTATGTTTACTCAACTTATTAAACCTCATATGAATAGAATACATCCATGTGAAATCGAAGAGATAAGACAGCATCAACAGAAAGAGTTACGTATTATTGATACCTTAGAGCCAGTAATGAATCAGCATAGATTAATTATTGATCCTAATGTAATACAAGAAGATTATGATTCAGCACTTAAGAATTTCCCCCCAGACAAAGCACCGCAATATATGCTTATGTATCAAATGTCTAGATTATCAAAAGACAGAGGATCATTAAAGCATGATGATAGATTAGATTCATTAGCTATTGCAGTTAAATACTTTTTAGATATATTAGATGTAGACCAAGAACTCAGAGCTTCACAAGCTAAAGAAGAATTATTGGATAAAGCACTAGATAAATTTAAAGAAGATTGGTATGAAGAGAATGGCGGAATGAATTATCAAGGACTTAAGTTATGGGGTAGGTAAGAAATAACTCAATGATTACATATACTTCAATAGGGTGGACTAATGAAGGAGGGTGAATACTATATAATATATATATATATATATATAATAATATACATAACATATACATTGCTTAATATCGAGTAACTACTATGTATTATCCCCCTTATTATCCCCCTATTAATATCAACTATATAGAAACAAGGAACATAATGTATAAAACACCCAAACTAGAAACAATAGAGATACTCGGTGTCACAGTGCGCATCGAGATTGACCACTATAGATTAGAAAATGAAGAACAGTGTGATGGTATGTATAATAATAAAATCATATACTTAAAGAAACATTACTCTGATAAATCACATTATAAACGAATATTCTTACACGAATGTATGCATGCACTTTGTGACATACAGGGTTATCAGTTGGATGACCACCTAGAAGAATCAATTGTGAATACCATGAGTTACCTCAGTGTAGAGGTACTTAAGTAGTTCGCTCAAAATCGGAGATATAATGAAAACAAGATTACTTGATGCTGTACTAGTTATTTTATTTATACTGGTATTAGATTTACTTACTAGATATATTTAATTCGCTCAATATCTGTCTTGCAGGAAAAAATTGTAAAATTTTGTGAGACAGTATATTAAACAAACCGCACGTGTTTCCCCCATCGAACTTATATATGACCTACACGAACAAAAGTATACCCCATCAAACATTTATTCACACATCGTGACACCTGTTAACACTAGGTAACAACCGGTGTTCACATCAAACTATTGTTTACTAGTAGCTAATTATTGTTTACTGGGTGATACTAGGTGTTGCAAGGTGCAATTGTATAGTGCAATGGGATTCCACTGTGCAATTCTGATATAGCACTGTTTTTTTTCTTTATACACGCAGTGACACAAGATAAACACAGTGTTTAAACCCTATAATAGCCTGTCTAAGCTCTTGTAAATACCAAGTGCACCTATGTATAGCGTGGATATTAAGCGAACCTCAGCGAGTCAATACGGTGGACTATAGATAAGACACCAAGTGACACAGCGTAAGTCATTGTAATCAGACCTATAGCAATTATTACCTAGTTCTTTGAGCATCTNACACTATGAAATCATTGAATTATTGCATTTTTATTTTGTATAGTGCATTTTTTACTTGAGAATTATTTCTAGCCGTGCGATACTGTGATTGTCAGTTAGTTACGTCGTTAACAATATAATTGACACTAACAATTTACATAGGAGCAATTTATGTGTAAGAAATCTCAAAAGTTGCATGAGCAACAAAGTAAGAAAAACGCTGATAAAAAAACAGTGAAGGCTGAAAAACCAAATGAGGCTGAGTATTTCTTTTTAATGAATGAAGATGTATTGCACTAGGAGGCAAGCATGCGATTATTCTTAATACTAGTAGGCATATTTTTATGTCTAGAGTTAGCCACGAGCTATCAAGACCTAAAACCATGTAGGGAGCTTTCTACATGCGGAGTAAAATAATCGAAACACCTTCGGGTGTCTAGGTAGGCTGACCGCTATCTACTGATGAGATAGGTCAACATTTAAAAATCTTGTACTCACTCTTGGAAGTTGGAGGGGTGACACTAAGTGCAAGTAGGGTTAAGTCCCTGACATAACTAGAATCGAAACTTTCCATCCGAGCAATAATGCTATGATACACTAGTGCGAGTAGGCATATATGTACCCAAACAGGGTATGATATGAAACCGCTTTTCCTACTATTGAGTGTACTGGATAGCTGCGCCAAGATGAAAAAAGCAGGGGTTTCTATACGTCACTGATATAATTGAACTCAAACAGGAAATCGCTGTACAAAGAAAAACAGGCTAATGCCACCACTGATAGATATGAACTCAAGTAGGCAATAGTTTGAGACAACTATGTATTACAAATTGTAATATGTAATAAAAGCAGGGTACTTCTAAGAGAAGCCAACTTCTTTACGCAAGTAGGGAGTATCCTGATTTTTCCAATAGTCGAAATACTAACGTATATACGTCAATTTAGGCGTACTGATGAGACTTAGGAGGAAACTATGTACATCAATGGTTGGACAAGAGAAAAAGTAATGAAACAAATTAGACTTAAGAATAAAGGTTACAGGTCTTATGGCAACGGTGAGTGTAGGTATAGGACTGCTGATAATAATCAATGCTTGGTTGGTTGTTTCATTCCAGATGAAAAATATGATAGAGAAATGGAAGGTGATGGTTCCTGCTATGTTATAGCCAAATATAATCTAGAAGAATACATGCCATTAAGACAGGGTTTAATGTCAAGGTTACAGGCTTTTCATGATGGGTTTCTTCAAGAAACCGTGAGGGGTGAGGACTTCTACAAATCAATAGAAGAGAAATTAATTTATATGGAAGAGAACTACTAATAACACGAGGAGATCAAAATGGATCAAGAAGTAAAAGACAAATTAAACGAATGGTTTACCAACGCAAGGGCTACTTGGGAACACATGTTTCCTGAGACACCGGAGTATTCACCGAGTGACACCGAGGAACACACAGAAACCATTAACATAAAGGCGGCATAAATGGAAGTAAAATGACAAAAANNGTAAGTGGATACCCACATCTGAAAGATGGTAATATTTACACAGTAACAGAACTTAATGGTCAATTAATAACACTACACTTTACATTTCCTAGATATGTATGTGTTATAGATGATAGTAATAATCTGTCAATGTGTCATGCCTACAAATTTGAAACACTAGATGGACAGTGTTTAGACGAGTATATTAAAGAGAACGTCCAAGATACAACAGACAAGGAGTATTAAATGAGAGAGTTAACATTAGAGCTTGCTAATAAATTCTTAGAACTACATAGACCAATTAAGGTCAAAACCAAAAGGAAAATACCTATGAAAATTAAAACATTCACAAACGAGTATGAAGTAACAATGCTTGAGATTAAAACAAAACCAAGACCAACATTTATTTCAGCTAAGAAAGCACAAGCGATCATAGCGACAAATGATGACTCAAGTAGAATCACACCGATTACAAAGCATGGTCGAGATTTGTTCTCAATAAAACACCTAGAATGTGAGAGATCGTTTACAATTGGTGATAAGAAGATTAACACGGTACTTGATAACGCTGATAGTATCCTTGAGACACTAGGGGTATAATGTGAAAAGGAAAGAATTTATAGAAAAAATGGATAGAGCAATTGCTGCTATAAATGATGAGTTAATTAGATATTCTTGCCTAGCAATAGATAATAATTTCCTAACTTCTCCATTGGATATGGAAAAGGAATATGGAAAACTAATGTGTCCTGATGCGTACCTTGATAACCCGATGACTTCTTGGATACACAGGAATAGAGGTTTAAAGTGTAATGATCCATACGTTAAGGAACTTAAAGAACTCAGACTAACACTTATGGAAC